AAAGAAAGGCATAGGATATATGCAATACGGAGATAGAAACGACTACCCAAATTATTTGGTTGAGTTATTTAATAAATCTGCAAAGCATAATGCTATTATAAAAAGCAAAGTTCACTATATTACAGGCAATGGGTGGACAGGATCTGATGAGGCGCAAACATTTATAGCGAAAGTTAATAGAATGGAAAGCCTTGATGAGCTTACAAGAAAGGTATCTTTAGATGTTGAATTATTTGGCGGTTATTATTTAGAAATTATTTGGTCAGCCACAGGGCAGTTGTCAGAGATATGGCATTGCGATTATACAAAGATTAGAACTAATAAAGACAATACACAATTTTGGTACAAAGATGATTGGAAGGATAACAAAGAGGATTTTATTGTTTACCCTGCTTTTAATCCTAGTTTTGGAACAGGTAAGCAGATCCTTTATGTAAAAGAATACAGACCAGATATGGGCATTTATTCTTTGCCGGGTTACTTTGGTGCGTTAAATTATATAGAATCCGATATTGAAATAAGCAAGACAGTTTTAGGCAATGCTCAAACAGGGTTTTCTGCAAGTAAACTTATTACCTTACCTAATGGAGAGCCAAGTGATGATGAAAAAAGAAACATTGAGAAAAGGTTTACTAATAGATTTTCAGGTTCAGATGGTAAGAAATTTATTTTAGCCTTTGTTAATGATAGTGCAAGAAAACCTATTGTAGAAGATTTGGGAGCATCGGATATTACTAAAGAGGACTTTGCAAAAGTAGATAGCTTAATACAGACTAATATATTTTCAGGGCATCAAATTACAACCCCATCTATATTTGGGATTGCAGAAGCAGGTAAGTTAGGCGCAAGGTCAGAGATGCGCGATGGCTATGAGATATTTAAAAACACTTATGTAAATAGTAAGCAGATGCACCTTGAAGGGGTGTTTAATATGTTAGCTAATTTTAGAGGCATAGAAGATCCTGCGTTAAAGATTACACCAACAGAGCCAATAGGCATTGAGTTTACGGAAGCTATCTTAAAAGAGATTGCACCAAAAGAATGGTTATTAGAAAAGGCAGGTATAGACATTACTAAATATCAAACTGCACCGGCAGATGCACCGCAACAAGCGTTATCTATTAATGAGCATATCAAAGGATTAAAAGGAAGGGAGTGGCAAAATATGCAGCGTATTATTAGGGAGTTTACTAAAGGTAAAATAAACAGAGAACAAGCAAGTGCAATGCTTAAAACAGGATATGCTTTAAGTGATGAAGAGATTACTACTTGGCTAGGTTCGGAAGAGTTAGAGTTTGCAGATCAAGATTTTAGTTTATTCCTTGAATTTGGAGAAGATAAAAAAGACTTTAATATTTGGAAAACAAAACAAAGATTTAGTGATGAAGAGGATTTACAAATCTTTGCAGATGTTAGCCAATTAGAATCCAATATACTTGACCAAATTAGCAAACAAAAAGATGTAACCCCAGAAGTGTTAGCAAAAGTTTTAAAAACCGATGTAAAAACTATTAACAATGTATTAGCTGATTTAGAAGAGAGAGGTATATTAAAATCTAAATCCACATCCATAGGCAAGGGCATTGATAAGAATGTAATTATAGAAAGGGAGTTAACAAAACCTTTAGCAAAGATTGTTGAAGATGTAAAGCCTACAACTACTGAAATTTTAATTAGATATTCCTATGCTTGGATTGCAGGTTATAGCAATGCGGATGTTGATACAAGCAGACCATTTTGTAAAACCTTATTAGCTGCAAATAGATTTTATAGCAGAAGCGATATAGAGCAGATTAGTGCAAGACTAGGATATTCAGTATGGGATAGGAGAGGCGGATGGTGGACAAAGCCAAGTGGTAAGCATAGTGAATCTTGCAGACATCAATGGCAAACAAATGTAGTAACAAGAAAAAAATAAAAAGATGAGTGCAAATACTTTATTTATAAGTGTTCAAAGTATAAAAGACAGAACAGGATTACACGCTAATGTGGATGACAAATTAGTATTACCAGAGATTAAGACCGCACAGGATATGTATATATTACCTGCGCTTGGATCTAATTTATACAATACCTTACAATCTCATATTGTTGGCAATACGCTAACTGCTAATGAGGTTATATTATTAGATAGTTATTTAGTTGACTGCCTTGTTTATTTTGTTATGAGTGAACTTCCAATGGGGTTATCATATCAATTTTACAATAAAGGTTTATTAAGAAAGTCAGGGGAGAATACAGAAAACCCATCAATGCAAGATTTGATTGATGTAGCAAACAGATACAGAGCAAGGGGAGAGTTTTACAGACAAAGAATGATTAAGTATTTAAAACAAAATAATACTTTATACCCTGAATATTTAAATTTCGGAAGTGGCATTGATAGTATTAGACCTGAAAACGATGGCTATACAACAAGTATATATTTAGGAGATAGCTATTATTATGATGAATATGAAGGGCATAGAAAAAAATCATTTGAGGAGAGATTTCAAGGAAATATAGGATGCTAATATGAGCAAACAAATAACAATAAAAAACCAAACTAGATTAAAAGTCTATTTGGAAAAAGTTAAAATCAATGACATTAAATCAAATATCAAGTCAGTTAACCAAGATAGGAAACGACCACGAGCAAATTAATTATGTTTATTTTGGCGATGTCTGGGAGAGGTTAAGCAATGGAGAGGTAACATATCCGGCAATGTTTTATAATTTAACAGGTGCGACAATAGTTGCTAAAGAGATACAATATCAATTTAGCTTTTATTTTATGGATCGGATGCTAATGGAAGAGACAAACGAAACGGAGGTTTTATCAGATATGACTTTAATAGGTCAAGATATTATTGCACAATTAAGATACCCAAAAGATTACGGAATAATAACTTGGACTTGTGGCGATAATATTCCTGTAACATATTACACAGAATCAGATCCTGATTTATTAGCAGGTATTAAATGTGATATTACATTGAGTTTACCATTTATTAACGACAGGTGTCAAGTGCCTTCAAATTATACTTATTAATGGAGAGTAAAAAAATAAATCAGTTAGCGACTAATGTTGCGCCTGTTTCATCGGATTTAACTATAATAGGAGATCCGGTTACAGGGGTATCAAAGAAAATAACGCTATCACAGATTGCAAGTTTATTCGCAGGTGCGGTTGACTTTTATGCTAACCTAGCTGCGTTTCCTGCAAGTGGTGTATTGAATACAATTTATTGTGCGAAGGATACGCAAAAACTTTATTTGTGGTCAGGATCTGCTTATGTAGAAGTTTTCCCAAGTCAAGCGGTTTTAAATACCTATCAGCTATTAAGTGCAAAGGGAGTAGCTAATGGATATGCAAGTTTAGATGCTTCAGGAAAAGTACCTATTGGCGAGTTACCAAGTTCCATAATGGAGTACAAGGGTTTATGGTCAGCAGCAACAAACACACCAACATTAGCAAATGGAACAGGAGATACAGGTGATGTTTATATTTGTAGTGCAGCAGGAAGCGTAAACTTTGGAGCAGGTGCAATAACTTTTGCAGTAGGTGATTATGTTATTTATAGCGGTTCAATCTGGCAGAGGTCAAGCGGTGCGGTGGGTACAGTTACGAGTGTTGGCTTATCTTCTGCAACTAGCGGAGTAACTATCGGTTCATCACCAATAACGACAAGCGGAACAATAACCCTAGCTATTGCAACTGCTACGACATCACAAAATGGTTTATTATCTTCAACTGATTGGGCAACATTTAATGGCAAAGAAAGTGTTTTAACTTTTTCTAGCCCTTTAGTAAGAACTACAAATACAATCTCAATACCTGCTGCAACAACTTCAGTTAATGGATATTTGGCTTCTGCGGATTTCACAACTTTTAATAATAAGCAAAACGCTATAACATTAACTACAACAGGAACAAGCGGAGCAAGTACATTAGTAGGTGCGACATTAAACATCCCTAACTATGGTTCAGCCTTAACAAGTTATGTTCCCTACACAGGTGCTACGCAAGATGTTGATTTAGGTGCGTTTAAATTGAATGCTCAATCTTTACATATTAAAGGAACAGGAGGGAATGGTCATTTAGGATTAAAGCATCAATCAGCAAGTGCAACCGCATCGGCTAATGAGGTGTCTTTATTTGCTGATAGTCTTGGGGATTTAGG